GCATTTCTTTGTCATGTTCGCGCTTTTCTTCTTTCTTTTTCTCTGCCTCCTGTTGTTTGTCTTGCTCAACAACTTCTTTCGCAGAAGGCATGTCTAAAATCTCTTCAAGTTTCTTCGTCATAGTTACACCATTATGTGCTCTGTTTATTATTTATCTACGTTTGGCATTGCCTTTTGTACCCATAAATATATCATTTTCTGTTACTATTCTAAAGCGAATACCTTTCTGTTTACAGTATGCTTGAGCTGCTTCCCATTTGGCTTTGTTAACAATGTAGTGAGCTTGATTATGTTTTGATCGTCCCACATTTTGCCTGAACGCTTGATTTGCGGGTTTCACTTCTATAAGTTCTACCTGCTGCTTTCCCCCCTTGTTAGCATAAGCTATAAAAAAGTCCGGCACATATACAGTGTATCTACCTGTAAGTGGATTTCTATAGGGTATCTTTATTGCTTCAGATGCCCACTTTTCTACTGAAGGATGTTCGTCGCAGAATCTACAAAAAGCAAACTCCCAGGAACTTCTATATGTAGGAGATTTATTTCCCACATATTTGTCAGGATTTTTAAGGGTGTATTTTCCTTGAGCAAAGCGTGACATTAGGGAGCAATGTTTCGCCTTTCAACTGTTTCTTCTTGTATGGGTCTTTTATAACCAAGAGAACTAGTTTTTGGCCTATTGTAATTTAAGATTTCTGCGCAAACTGCGCTTAGTTGTACGTTGTTTAAACCTTTGAGAGTATCTAATAGTTTAAACACGTTTACATTATCAATTTTGCTTTGTTCTAGCAGAACAGTCGCAGTAGATACTGCAGCAGTTTCTTCAAATCCTCGTTTTGTAAAAAAGTTTACTACAGCATCAACCTGACTGGAAGGAAAGCTTAAAGTTTCAGAAAAGTATTTGTTAAAAAACTGACGCACATCTCTGTCGGAATAATTCTGCGGTTTTTCTTGAGGTAAATTACTCATTATAATCCTTTAATTACTATTGGTGTTAGCGATAACTTCGCCTGTAGGAAGGGTAGTAGTATCATATGATGCTATTTTTTCTTCTAGAGACAGATCATTGTAATCCGATCTTATATTGTTTAATCCTCCGGAACCACTTCTTCTCTGTTCGTCAGTAAAATAATTTTGAAATCCCAAGTCGATCAACTGTTCTTGTTCTCTACGCTGTTCTGCTTGCAGCGCTAATTCTCTTTCTGCAAGTCTGTCAATGTCAGATTGAGACGTTTCAAGAGAAAGCGAAGCATTCGGAGTTGTAGGTGTCTGTTGGATAGACGGACTAGCTTCAGTAACTGAATTGCTTTCTGAGCCACCATCTCCTGAATTTTTAGGAAAAAATGCACCTGCTAAACCACTTACATCTGTTCTTGCAATATTTCCTAGCGTGTCAGTTACCAAATTAAACCCCTGTTCTCTCAAGCCTTCTGACGAAAGATCTCTTGCATTTTCAAAAAGGTTAATACCTGTAATAGCTGCCTCTAACGGATTTGAAAAGTTTTCTCCTTTTGCAATGTATCCGTATAAATCAATTGCGCCGCCTAACAAACTTGCTACATCAGAAGTTCCGCCGCCGGCCAGTGTTAGAGGACTAGGAGTAGTATCATAATGATCAGGAGTACCAAATCCTGTGGGGTCGCCGTTATTACCAGCTTCTACTGCGCCTCGATCATAGAATACAGTGTCATATGCAATAGTAACAGCATTAGACATAGGCGTAGCACCGTCAGAATTGTCAACTGAATCGTGTTCCCATGATTGTATTATTGGGTTAACAAGCGTATATTTGGTATATGACTTGCGAGCCATTTGAGAAATTTCTATTCTGTCGAAGAAAGGAACAACGGGTATGTTGTTGTCCATACCAAATTGGTATTCATTATCTCCTGGACCTTTGTAAAGAGTGTCCCCGCTTACTCGGTTCCCGTAGGCGCCGGTTTGTAAACTTAGATTTCCGTCTGCAAAATAATATCTATAGTAAGCTTCTAAAAGAGCAGTAGTTGCTCCGTAATTGTCGTCATGGAATTCGATAGATATAGGTTGATATTCTAGTGCAGTTTGCACATTTTTCTTTCGATTATATTTGTTTTTAGTTTCAACAACAGCGGAAAAACCTGGCAAATCTGCTGATTTTACAAGAATGCCTATTTCATTTACATAAGTTGCTAGTTCTGGTATAACACTTTTTGCTTGATTTGTAAGGTAGAAAGTTACATGATATGTAAATTTGGTTTTAGGAGCAAATTTCTGACCATCTACAGTGTACAGTCTGCTGGCATGCTGCCAATCCGCAAGGTTACCTTTTGGATTAAGAACACCGTCGCCTAGATTATCAAAAAAACCATTGAACTTTGCCATACAAATATTTATCGAAAACTATAAAGTGCGCAGATAATAAAAAAGGAGCCGAAGCCCCTTTTTGTAGTGCGGTATTTAAAAAATACTTAGACGCCGCCGCCAGTAATTAAGCTGCCAGCTGTACGTCCTACTGTTGTACCAATACCTGTGTTTTCTGGAGTTTGGATAGCATTATCATATCTAATTGACAAGTTAATTTGCACAGGTTCGTTAGCACTGTAATCTAGTGTATTATAGTTTGCGTTAGTCAAGAAACAACCGTAGAGTTCAAAAGTTTCTAGCACGGTTGGCGTATTGGCGCCGTTTCCGCCGTCTAGTATTTCAATTCTAGTTGTAAACTTATAATCAATGCCAGACGCCGCAGAACTCTGTTCGAAGAAATCAAACTGCTTCTGTAGCTGCTCGCCTACTAGCTTTTGCACTCTATTGTTTACGTCTTCGCGCAATACAAGTTCGATTGGTTCCCAGGCATGCTTGCCTGCTAGATATGCACGAGAGTTATACGTGTGAATTTCCATTTCTTCAAAATTCACATTCGGCCTTCCTACATTCATTACCTGTTTGGTAAGTTCTGTAGTAGGCGTAGTTACACCAAAGTTTTCTAGTGTCACTCTAAAACGATACTGTAATTTCGGCATCAACAGGCCTTGTGACGCTGCTGAATCCTGATTGTCTAATGGCACAGTAATCTTTGATAGTGTTGAGATAGCCATGTTCTAAACTCCTTGTCAAAAGTATTTATCTTCTTTTGACGTTACAAATTTCTGGCAAAAAAGGGGCACTTAGCCCCTTAATTGCTTATAGTGCTGCTATTTCCCCTGTATTTTTGAGTCTAAGTGGAATATATATGAATTCAACACTCTTGACGGGTTCTATAGCAATATCTACATATAGCTCATTTCTGTCTATTCTTGCAGGCGTGTTGTTTGATTCGTCACATACTACAAGGAAGTCAAATAGAGCTCTTTGACCAACAAGTTCGAGCATGAGACTTTCTACAGCCTGTTTCAACTCGTCTCTTGTAATCTTGTCGTTTTGCTCGAAGATGTAAGGTTTAGCAAGAACGTTCAACTGTTGCCTTAAGAATATTACCAGTCTTGCAACGTTTATTCTATCTAAAGCACTTGCTCCTCTTGCTCTTGTCTTCTGACCATAGTTAACAAGACCAGCACCGCTTAGAAATGTGAGAGGGTTAACATTATTAGAATAAAGAATATCTCTTTGACCTTCGTTCAATGCAATACTGACAAACTCTCCTTCGTTGTCAACATAGCCAACTGATGTAGCATTTGTGATGCCGCCTCTTCTTGTACCAGCAGGTGCAAACCATGGAAAAGAAACCTGATCAGATAGTATCATAGTTCTTAGCATCATATGACTTGGCGGAACTACCACGTTATTACCAAAGTTATCTGATGTGAATCCCCATGGATAAAATATACCGAGGTATTCGTCTCTTGATACTAAACCGTTTAGGTTGTCTTCCACTGCAAGGTTGACATTTGTAGCCCATTCGTTCAGAAGTGTACCAGCAGGTTCAAGTTCTGCAGGAGTATCACCTATAACAAAAGCAGTTAATCCTCTGTCATAGTTTAGAGTGATCATTTCGCCAATAAGTTCTGGATAACCCGGTGTTGCCATTAGGTTAAACTGCCTAGATTCTGCATCTCTGATAGCATCATTGGAATTAACCATTGCTTGAAGTGCTTGAATAACAACCTTTCTTTGAGCTTTTCTGCCGAAGCTGCCAGATCCGTCATTTTGGTTAGCACTTTCTGTTACCCAGCGATGCGGATAATATAGTTCCATTGATTCGTCACCAAATCTAATATTGTCTTGATTTGTCTCAATATAGTTTCTTACAAATCGCTTGACATTAAAACCTGATCTACGAGTATTGAATAGAATCAAACCTCTTGGATAAAGTGCAGGATCTGGAGCATCTGGGTCAAGATAATTGCTTGTAAGCAATTCTACTATGGACGCTGCTTCGTCTGATGCTGCACCGCTTGTTGCATATCTTGCGTCTGCAAACAGAATGCCGTTTTCAGAAGTCTGGTCTGCAGTGTCTATTTCTATCCAGCGATTTGGAACCGGAGTATTAAGTAGATTTGCATTAAATCTATAAATTCTTGGATAGTTTTCTATATCAGAAGTGTCGATCCAAATATCTCCATCTACGAGTGCAGATCCGTCACTTTGCAGTGTAGGAGTTGATGCGCTGATAATTGGACCATTCGGATCACAATCTTTGTAATCGTCATTGAAGTTTTGATATCCAACCCAGGTTGTTCCGTTGTTAATCATTAGGTCAACTTCGTCAACAATAGAATTGTACCAAAGTGTATTGTCTGCGGTTAGTGACGTAACTTCTGAATCTGATGCTGTGTAGAATGCAACTTCGCTATTGTTGTCGTTTCTAGTTGCTTTCCACAGACTTGCCTGTAACTGCAGAGGATCAGATGATGAATTTGTTCCCGGAGCATAGTACAGGTTAGGAACTCCTGTGTTTACATCAGTAAATGCAGTAAATCCTAGGTCATTTAAGGCACTACCTGCATAATTATCATCGTCGATAAGGAGAATGTCTCCGCCTGTAGCATGTTCGATAGTTACTCTGTTAGAAGCATCTACTGAAGCTGTAAGACCGGTAATACCTAGGCCGTTAACAGCGTCGGCAAAACGCTCTGCGTTGTCACTTGCTGTTGCAACTGCTGTAAAATCTGCAAATTGCGCTGAGGTGAAACTGTTACTGCCCGGCTGAGTAGCTTGCACTTGTATGGAAACTGTTCCTTGAGACACTGCACCGTCTGTAATTGCAGCACCTCTTACCACTGTTGGGGCTACACCGTTTCTTCTGTAAACTTTGAATGTTCCTAATTGACTTTGGTCTGCTGCAACATTGTAGTTTACATATACATCACCTGAGGCGAGGTTTAAGCCGCCACCTGCTCTATCAAGTTCGAACAGAGCCTGTTCATTAGATGCAAATAGCGGAGCGTCTACATCGTCCCAGAGTTGAGTAGCATTGTTGTATACTTTCATTCTCCAACGAGCGCCGCCGCCTGGTTCGGTTGTCTTTACCCAAACAGAACCTGTAGGGCGAGGAGTAGTGTCGTTTAGTTTAAATTCTGGAACTTCTGTGTGCTTGCTGATTTGCAACGCCGGAGCAGCATACGTACCGGCTTCTATACCTAGTTCTGCTGCTAGATCGGAATCCAGTGCAGAAATAGTAATGCTGTCACCTGTGCTATACAGAGTTAGTCTGCCTTCTTCAGTACCAGCAGTAACACCATTTATAGATTTAGAGTTAATATCATTAATTAGACTCTGCAAAGTTGTGCTTGTTGCTTCTACTACAGTGCCTTCAATTTCAAAGGTTTCTCCGCCTTGAAGAGGATTAGAAGTAGTCTGAGGTATTGTGCCCTTGACTGTCGGCCATGCTTTTGACCAAACATCACTGCCAACCAAAACCCATGTTCCTGGTTCTGTTGTTAACTCGTTGCCTGGTACTTTTATAAACAGCCTTGCAACTGTGCTTGCAAACACAATAGCGTAATCGCCTACAGCACCTATAGAACCTCTAGGAATTTTACCGTCAGTTCCGTTTGTGCTTGCAACACCGTCTGTCCAGTTTGCAGCATCTGTAATTACAATGGGAGTTTTTCCTACAAAGGTTTGGCCGTTGGTTTCTGTAACAGCGTCGCCATTCCATTGGAAAATGCCCCAACTAGTTGCTTCTGTATCAAGCCAAAATGTACCATCAGCAGGAGCGCTGGCTGGCTCAACTGCTGTTGCTTCTAGAGCCCCTAGGTCTATGTTTGCTCTAGTTACCCAAGCTCTGTTGGTTACGCCTAGAATAGAATAGGCAGCTTGTAGACCATACTCATTTAGCTCGCCTGCGTTGATAGGATTGTTATTGTTATCTGTTTGGAAAACAGGATCGCCAAATGTTTCAGCAAGATCTCTCTGCGATGTCATTAAAAAAGGCTGCCCTGCGTTTTGCGCTAGAGTTCCCTGTGCAACTCCTGTTCCTGAAGAATTCTGTTTGTTCTCCGCAGTTGCAACAAATATCATAGGTGTTGTTCCTGCGGTTGCTGGGGTGTAGAAGCTTTCGTCGATTACGTTTACTTGTACCCCTGGTGATACTAGTGCCATCTGTGTTCTCCCATAGACTGACTTGATTTGTTATAAGTATTTAGCAGACACTTCGAAAAATTAGGGGTTTATACTAGGAAAAAAGGCTGCAAAAAGGCTTCGAAAAAATTAAATACGCATATGAGACCACTGTGTGAA